AAAGGTAATTTACGTGAAAAAATGGAACCTTTTATGTTTTCTTTTGTACATAACTTTGAGAAGATTGTTGGTCAGGCCATAACGTCTAGATTAAGAGAGTTAAAAACTATTGAGGAAATGCCTATAGCATATATGAGGGGAATTAACTTAGATAAGTCAATAATAATTGTAGATGAAGCACAAAATATATCTCAAGAAAACATGAGAACTATAATGACACGATTAGGTAAGGATTCAAAAATGATATTTTTGGGTGATGAAAGACAGCAGGATTCTAAGGGCCATAATGGATTAACTTTTTTAATGGACCACTTTTCACATATAGATGAGATTGGGTGTATTCAATTTACAAAATCGGACGTGGTTAGAAATCCGTTAATTACTAAAATAGAACGAGTGTTTGATTCTTTACAAAAACTAAAACAATAATTACGTTTAGGTATGAATATTACTGTAAATATAAATGAGGTTTTAAGGGATGTGTTATCTAGATTTGGGGAGATTTATGAAAAGTATCATGATAAAAAGGTTAAGTCTGAAATAATAACACCTAATTTATTAGATTACGTAGATTTCGAGAATGATGAAGAGCTTTTTACATTTTTATACGAAGAAGCTCCTATGGAGATTTTTGGTCAGGCTAAAGAAGTTGAGAATAATACAATATCCCATCTCGTAGAATTATATAAAGGTATGCCTCAAGGATATAAGTTAAGATTGGCTAGTGATGATTTTGGTAAATCTAAAGCGGCTACTCTTTGGTTTTTAGCTAAGTACGGTGTTGTGGTGGACGAAATAATTTTTTACACCATAAAACAAATAGACTATGTTTGGTCTTTAACTGATGTCTTTATAACTGCTGATATAGATATTATAGAAAAAAAACCTAGTGGCAAAAAAATAATAGTAATTGATAAGCCTTATAACACATCACTAGAGTGTGAATTAAGAATAAATACCTTAAAGGATTTAGACACTTTTGAGGGTATGTTAAAATAACATTATGAACAACAACAGTAATTTAAAATTAAATATAGGTAATGAAAAATTATATTTAGATGTGGATTCATTTATTGATAATATTTCTTATTATTCTGGTGATACTGTAAGTCCTAACATGGAAATACTTCTGCCTAAGTTTGAGTTTTTTAAACTTATGATGGATACGGTGTGTAATATAGTGGAGGATGTGGATGATAAATTAGGGGTTATCTCATTAAATAAATTATCATTACCTAATAAATTAGCTTTAAATACATTAATAAAATATAAAATAATTAAAAAACTTTAAATATGGAACAACAAGTAAAAATCTTAGAAAACTCTTTAAAATTATTAAAGAATAAAGAATCTAAAATCTATTTCCTAACTCAGGATAGTGACGGTAAAGCTCTGGCTTCTGTCGGTGTGAATTACCAATTTGTAAAACATCTAAGGGAGGATGGGTATAACGCTTACATTCTTCATGAAAAAACTGAATATAAAGGTGTTGGTGAATGGTTAAGTGAGGACTTTGTAAATTTACCACACGCTAATATAGAGGGTGGTGAATTAAAAGTAGGCCCGCATGATTTTGTAGTAATACCCGAGGTATATGGTCATGTATTAGAACAAATAAAAGATATGCCTTGTACAAAATTAGTTTTTTGTCAAGCTTATGATTACATACTAGAAACTATACAACCTGGGTTTGGGTGGCCTAATTATGGGGTTACTAAGTGTATTACAACTACAAATTCACAAAAAGAGTATATACAAAAACTTTTCCCTTCTGTGGACACACAAGTATTAAATTTAGCTATTCCTGACTATTTTAAACCATCTGAAAAACCTAAAAAACCTACTATCGCGATTCATACTCGGGACCCTCGTGACACTATGAAAATTATTAAAACTTTTTACTTACAAAACCCACAATTTAAATGGGTTAGTTTTAGAGATATGAGAAACCTAACAAGAGTAGAATTTGCAAAAGTTTTGGGTGAGTCATGTATGTCAGTTTGGGTGGATAGAATAAGTTCTTTTGGTACTTTTCCTATTGAGTCTATGTTATGTAATACTCCTGTAATTGGTGCATTACCTATTCTTAAGCCGGATTGGATGTCAAATGATAATGGAGTGTGGGTATATGACGAATCAAAATTAGTAGAGGTTATTGGTACTTTCTTAAAAAACTGGTTAGAGGATTCTATCCCACCAGAATTGTTTACCAAAATGAAAGAAACGGTATCTACTAATTCAGAATCTAAAGAAAAAGAAGTGGTAATCTCTTACTTTAACACCTTAGTTAAAGAAAAAATAAACGAAATAGAAAACGCAGTAAATAAACTTACACCTGTTGGTGAAAACTCTTAATAATATGAATAATAATGATGTAACAGTAATTTTACCAGTACACGATGTGTCTGGTACATTCAGTGAATGGTTCACTAAAGCTATAACTAGTTTAACTCAAGCACAAGTTAAACCTGGAAAAGTGTTAATAATTTGTGCTAACAATGAAAAAGTAAAATCTTTTATGGATACATGGGAGAAGCCTGAAGATATTAATATAAGTTTAGAATATAATGATGGTGATACTACTTTTTGTGGTCAAATTAACTTAGGTGTTGATAAATGTGAGACTGAGTTTTTCTCAATCTTAGAAATAGATGATGAATACTCTAATATTTGGTTTAAACAATTTGTTGAGTACGCTTCTCACTATGATGAAGTTGATGTCTTTTTACCTTTAGTTGTTGATACTGACGAAAGTGGTCAATTTATAGGATTCACTAATGAAGCTTTATGGGCTGTAGGTTTTTCAGAAGAGTTAGGGTTCTTAGATAATAATACTTTATTAAGATATCAAAATTTCCAAATAAGTGGTATGATAATGCGTAAAAGTAAATTTGAGGAAATAGGTGGTTTGAAATCTTCTATTAAATTAACTTTTAATTACGAATTTTTACTTAGAGCCACTTATAATGATGCTGTTATTATGACGGTACCTAAGGTTGGTTATAAACATACAAACCAAAGAGTTAATTCTTTATTTTGGGACTATAAGTTTAACCAAGACTATAGGTTGGGTCCAGAAGAAGCTAAGTTTTGGGTTGAGACCGCTAAACAAGAATACTTTTTTACAATGGATAGAGAGGTAGTCTTTGAATCTTAGGGCTTATGGGTCGTAAAGCATTAACTAAACAATATTTTGGTCCCCCTCAAGAAGAGGCTGTAAGAGTATTTCTTACCGCCGCTACCTGGGATGAAAAAAATATAGTATACAACACTTATTTAAGAGACCCTTTAATTAAGATGATTGAGAGTATAATAAGACGGTATAGACTATATCGTCCTGGTATGGAATTTACGGATATCCATACGGACACTTTATCTTTTTTAGTTACTAAGATGGAGAAATTTAAACCTGCTAAAGGTAAGAAAGCCTACTCGTATTTTGGTACTATTTGTAAAAACTACTTAATGGGTCAAATAATGAAAGATAACCGAGATAGGAATAGAAAAATATCTTATGAGGACATATCTAGTAGTTTGGAACAGAATGAAAAATATTCTTACACTATGTTTGACGATGATTCTATCCCAGTAGAAGGTATTATTAAGAAATTAATTATAGATATAAAAAATTTTGTTAGTGATAATAGACTCAGTATAAATGAAGAGAAGATTGGTTATTGTTTGATAGATGTATTTGAGAACTATCAAACTATTTTTATTGCTGGTAAAGGTAATAAATTCAATAAAAATATTATTTTATATCAGCTAAGAGAAATGAGTGGTTTAACCACTAAAGAAATACGTTCTTCATTAAAATCATACAAAAACATATATAAGGACATTCTTGATAAGGTACTAAATGACTGATTAGATATTTATAGGTATGCCGAGACCAAAAAGAAAAGAAATCAAACTAAACCAAGATAGTGCGGTAGCCCTCATGCAAGAAATCTATAATGAATGTGTAGAACAGAGAACTACCGCTATTCGTATACAAAATAAAATGATTAGCTTTATGAAAGAAGCTGCAGATATGGCGTTAATTGGTCCTGTTTTAAAAGAGCAACAAAAAATAATTGATTCTTCTATAGATAAAAAACTACAACTATCTAAATTATTAGCCAATATTATTAGTAAAAATCTTGAGACGTCTCAAGGGCAAATGGTTCTTGATGGTGATGTAAAAGAGTCTATTCAAGAATTATTATCTAAATCTAAATCAGAGGATGGTTCGGATACAACTTTAACTTATAATATATAATGTCAGCACAAGATTCTATCAACACTCAAAAGGAGATATTTGGTAAGGTCCAGAGTTTAATGGCCTTTCTAGATGCTACCGATAAAAAAATGAAACGAGAAAATCTTGAGGCCTGGAAAGAAGTTTTAGAGGCGTTAAGAGAAATCACCAATAACCCATTACCATTACTATTAGAGTTATTAAAATTATTAAGGTCTAAAAAAAGTTCTAATAAACCAGGAGCTGCCGCTAAAGCTTTTAAAGCAGCAAAAGAAAAAATAAAAA